AATAATAACCCTTATGAGGCTGAAGGCTTTATCTATACTATCTTTGAGAGAAGTACAGGTAAGAGCTATATAGGTAAGAAATCCTATTGGAATTACAGTAAGGGTAAACGAGTAAGACAATCTAACTGGAAGACATACGCTTCATCTAGCTCAGAGATAGCTGAGAGAGTAGCTAGTAATAAAGATGACTATGGTTTTATTATGCTACATGAAGCACCAGATAAATCAGCGTTAAACTATTTAGAAATCAAATATCAATTAGAGTATAATGTTCTCACTGCTGTCGATGATAAGGGTGAAAAGCTTTACTACAATAAGACACTTGGTAGTGAGAGATGGATGTTAACTAAATCTTTTATAGAGGAATACAATGGATACAATGAACCAGAAGACTATGCGACCAGACAATACAATACCTGATAAGCCTTGGGAAGAATTGTTTGGTACTAAGAGAGGAGAGCGTACTGCACGCTCAACAAGAGCAAGACGTAAACGAAAGGAAAATCGTTATGCCAAAGAGAAAAGATTATTCGGAAAGTAAAGAGATAAGTAAGACTAGTTGTGATGATTGTGGTAGCTCAGATGGCTTTGCTATATACGATGACAATCATGGATACTGTTTTGTATGTGGTGTTCATATACAGAACTTAGATAATAGAAAGGAAATAATAATGACAGACATGTCAAAGATAGATGTAGATCTAAGTGCCTTTGAGAGTACTCTCGGTGATGTAAGAGGCTGTCAAGATAGAGGTATCACTAAAGAGATAGCAGAACACTTCGGTGTACGGGTTATCTACAATGAGTCAAGGGAAATAGATTCATTCTGTTATCCTTACTATAATGTTAACAATGAATTGATTGCTTATAAGGTACGTAAGATGCCTAAGCAATTCAGAACTGTAGGAGAATTTAAAGATGTCCAGCCTTTTGGTAGTCAAAGCTTTGGAAGCGGAGGTAAGAGACTTGTCATTACGGAAGGAGAATTTGATGCGATGGCAGTCGCACAAGCCTCCCTTAACAAGTACAAGAAGATCTACCCAGTTATTAGCGTGGCTTCATCGACTAATCTCAAGAGTCTACTCCTCAATAGGACTTGGATCAGATCGTTTGATGAGGTAGTACTCTTCTTTGACAATGATGAGGCAGGTAAGAAAGCAGCTAAGGAAGCTGCGAATATCATTGGTATAGATAAGGTCAAGATGACTAGTAGTAGTGCCAAAGATCCTTGTGAACTCTTTAATCAAGGAGGATACATGAGAGTCATGGAGGCTATATGGGATGCACAACCCTATAGCCCTGCAGGTATTATCATGGGACATGAGGCTGTATGGGAGCAATACCTTGAGCGACAAGCAAGAGAGAGTGTACCATATCCTGATTGCCTTAGAGGTATCAATGATAAGACTCGTGGTATGAGGTTCGGTGAGATCACCTTGTTCACTAGTGGTACTGGTAGTGGTAAGAGTACTGTCATCAAAGAGATAGTACTAGATCTGCTAGGTAAGTCTGAAGATAAGATAGGTATGATATCACTAGAAGAATCTGTTGGTGATACTGCTGAGAAGTTTATTCAGATGCAGTTGAGACAGAACCTACAAGAGTACGATGTACCTATGGAGGAGCAAGAGGAAGCCTCTAAGCAGGTGTTTGGTACTGATAGGCTAGTACTATTAGATCATCAAGGGTCTGTCGGTGATGAGTCTTTGATAGATAAGATAGAGTATATGGCTCTGATGGGCTGTAAGTATCTCATACTAGATCATATCACCATAGCAGTATCTGAGGGTGCTGAAGGCTATAGTGGTAATGAGGCTATAGATAAGGTCATGTCAGATCTTCTTAAGATAACTAAGAAGCATAACATATGGCTAGGTATTATAAGTCACTTGAGAAAAGGACTTGTAGGCTCTAAGAACTTTGAGGAAGGTAAGTTACCTAGTCTAGATGACATCAAAGGTTCTGGTTCTATTAAGCAAATATCCTTTGATATCATAGGCTTTAGTAGAGATATGACGGATGAGAATGATGATGTACGTAACACTATTAACTTCACTGTGCTCAAGTCAAGGTTCACTGGTAGGACAGGTCCAGCTGGTGCTGCTAAGTATCACCATACTACAGCTCGTCTATCGTGGACAGATGGTTTAGACTTTGAGGTATTAGAATAATGAATTACGAGTATCAACTGTTACAGAAAGAAGTAGAGTTCCTTGGTGGTGTTATAGATAAGGTCACCAAGGAGCGTAACATGTATCGCACACAAGCCATGATGCGAATGAATAGGATTAAGGAGCTAGAAGATAATGAACGTAAGATACTCAAGGAATCATTCGATCCCAGCTCATGATGATGCTGAAAAAATAATTAAGCAGCTAAGAAAGAATAAAGTAGTAGAACACTTAGTTGAATGGTCAGAGAGTGATTGTAAAAATTATATAGTGGTGCAGATAGATGATGGAAGTAAATGAAATCAAAGAGAAAGTTAAAGAAATGTCGTTAAAAGAGAAGGTAGAGAAGTATGATAGACTATATATGGACATCGCTAAGCGAGTCTCTGAAATGTCTCATGACACTGATACAAAGGTTGGTGCAGTCATTGTTAAAGATGGGAATATTATTTCAATGGGTTGGAATGGTACTCCTAAAGGTTTCCCTAATCACTGTAAGGACACTGCAACTGGTGCTACGCTACCCATTGTTATACACGCTGAAGCTAATGCTATATGTAAGCTTGCTCGCTCTAGTACAGATGGAGAGGGTGCTACCATATACACTACGCTTTCACCTTGCATTGAGTGCACTAAGCTTATCATGCAGTCTGGTATCACTAATGTTGTGGTCGGAAAACTATATGAGAAAGACTTGGCAGGATATACAATCCTAAAGAATAAGAAGATGATAAAACTATTAGGTAAATAGAAAGAGAGAATTATATGGAAGATATAAAGGACTATCTCTTGAATAAAATCAGAGGAGAAGATCTGGGTGTTAAGCCTAGAAGAAACCTACAGTTGATGCGTATGATTGACACAGATGGTGTTGATATGCTAGATCACTTAGTAGAAGACATGATATCCTATGCCAGAAAGGTAATTCAACGTTGCTTTAAACGCAATAAGGTAGAAGGTGAGTCAGCAATAACTCAAGCCTCTATGGCAATAGGAAAATATATTGTGGAAGGTTGGGACACCGACAATGTTAACTTCAGAGATCATGTTAGGGTCGGTGACCTAGTGATTGAAGGCTTTGTCATGTGTGGATACCTAACTATATCAGTAGGGCATATGAAGAGTCGTAAGCCTGTGACTATACATTCCACAGAGAAGTGGGGTGATATGGAAGCTATTGCAGGTAAAACAACCTGTATTAGTGCTACCACTATACCTCCTATTAGTGGTCTATTCCAAGACAATGGCAGGTCTGTCATAAAGACATGGGATAAATCTAAGGAGCAAAAGTTTCTTAAGTATATCGAAAAGCCATTTGTAAAGGCTATAGATAAGCTACAGGCTACTAGGTTTGTGGTGAACAGTGATGTTCATAAGGCTATCTTAAATAACTGGGATATGTTTATCAAGCAAGAGGAGTACACTGGTGAGAATAAGCTAGAGAACGCTAAGCTATATCAACGTCAAGCCTCAAAGAATAGAGAGGTCAAGGAAGTTATGGCTGCAGCTGATAAGTGGCTAGACACGGAGTTTAGTTTCTACCTTGATGCAGACTATAGGGGTAGACTATATTATAGTGAGCCCTTCTTTAACTTTCAAGGGGCAGATATAGCTCGTAGTCAGTTGTTATTCTCCAAGGGTATGTTGTTTGATCACAACGCTAACCTATGGCTTGCTATCCACACTGCTTGTTCATTCAATCAGTCCTATGGCATTGAAGAGATACCTGAATGGGTGTCAGAAGACTATGCCAAAGTACTAAGAGATGAGGGTCTCGACAGTATATCTGTGGATAAGATGACTCTAGAGGATAGAGCTAGGTGGACTCAAGAGAATATAGATACGATCACTGAGATGGGTGAGATGGGTATCATTGCTGAAGAAGCAGAGAAGCGTATAGCTTTCCTTGCTTGTTGTATTGAATGGTATAAGTACTCTCAATGT